GGGAAGCCCAGCGCCGCTCATGACGCTTCTTACGGTTCCGCTTGGATCTCTAAATAGGCTACCAACACCGCTTTGCAGGTTGCTTGGAAGATTCGTTACTAGATCTTTAAAGGCACCCGGCGTTTGTCCAGCAAGACTTCCCAGCCCTTTGAAGAAACCTTCTCCGCCGCCAGCTTTGGTAATATTTGCAATAGCGCCACTGTCTCCAAATATTTTCGGGCCTGTGGCTAAAGTGTCTAAGGCTAGGGGACTGGCCTCGCCTGTCGCCACCTTATAAACCGTATCGGCTTTTGCAATCAATGCTGCTGGAGCTTGCCAAGGGCCGGGGACAAATTGAGCAACTTTTGCTACGGGCCTAACAACCTTGTTAAATACTTTTTTGCCAAATTTAGCAATTTTTTTAAGGAAAAATTCTTCTAACCCGGTTTGTGGATTTAACGAAGCTATGCCCAAGCCGACAACGTATTCTTCTGGGTTGAGTCCTATTTCTTGAAACCTGTTTTCTACTGCCGACTCAAATCTAGGGTCTTCCATCATTTCGGCAGGCAAAACGACTTCGCCAGCAGTTAAATGCGCGATAGTTGAATCGCCTCCTCGACCCGCCTGTGAAACCTGCAAAGCTGCATCAGACAAAGGCGCGTCTCGGCTAATTAAAGCAGCCTCCATCAAATGCTCTGCTTTTTTAGCCTCAAAAGGGTCTTCGGCGTTATCACGAACCACCATGAGTTCTTCTATGGCTTGCCTTATGTCAGCATCTTTATCTACTGGTTCTTGAATCGCTGTGGTGTACTCCATTGACTCTTCTTGAGTCAATGGGTCTTCTACCATCCCGCCCTCAGCCATTTGAACAGGCATGTCACCGCCAATGAGGTTTTGAATTCGACTCTGAAGCATTGCATCCATTACGGTGTACTCACTGTTACAGACCCTAAGCCAAAGGTGGCAGACTGGCCTGTTGGGTAGGTTTGATGGCTATACAAATCCCTAAACGTAGTGCCATCAAACGCCTGATGTATCTCTGTCGTAGTATTGAAGATAATAGCACCTGTTGCAAACTGAAGCGTACTGATTTCAGTTGCATTGAAATGCGGGGATATTGTTATGTCTACGCTTCCAAGGTTCAGCTCAAGCACACGAACCAGTCGGTTAAACGTGCCAGACTCGACCTTGTCGCCTTGGGCGGAAGGAAGCCTTGTCTCTAAAAGGCGGCTCATCTAGCGCCTGCCGCTTTGCTGAAGGTCTAGCCTTGTGGCACCAAGCCTCCACTTGTAACCAACCTGATCGCCGCTTGATGCGTCATCATCAGACTCAAACCGCAAAACCACCTGACGCGCTCGGCTTCTCAGGCTGTTGAACGTAGAGCTTTCAGTCACCTGAGTAGTGGAGTCAGTGGTCAAAGACTGGCCGGGGAAGTCTCGACGCTTCAGCACAATATTCATAGCGGGGGTGTTGCTGACGGTGGCGTCTTTAATAAACGCAACGTCAGGAATCATTCGTTTCACGAAAGCAAAGTTTTCGCCGTCAGATATGTCAATGTCCGCTGACTCAATGAAAACACCAGTCATGGGCTGGTTGTAATCATCAAACCCAGTCTCGTGGTTGAATATGCAGTTTTCGCTACTCGTTAAGCCAGCCGCCATAGGCTGATCTTCAATGCCAGCATCGATCCACGAGTATCGAATCAAAGACCCGACAGACCATGTGTTCTCTTCGTAGTTGTAGATAACGTATCGGCTTATCTCGCCAGTGCCATCTGTAAGGCTTGGGTAGAAGAACCACATCTCACCAAACTCTGAGTTCAGCCCCATAAAGCACTTGAACGCCTGACCCAGATCGAGGTCTTCAAAGACATACTCTTGCACCGTGCAAGGAAGCTTCTGTACAGATCCAGCGTAAAAGTAAAACCCTGTCTTGCTTGCAAAGTAAACGCCGTTTGGTGCGTTCACAGCAGCCTTCGGGCCAATAATGCCAGAGCCTTCGTTGACTAGGTTTATTGCAAAGGTAAGCGGAGGCCCGATAAAGCTCATCGAATACAGGCTGGTGTCTGTCCAGATCAGTATTTCTTGGCGCGACTTCATGCCACCAACAATGAATGATCCGCTAGACAATCTCACAGAGCCTGCGCTGTTGGTTGCCAAAGGCTCAAACTGAAGCTCGTCTTCGGACGTACTAAACGCCACAAGCATTGGGTCGATAGCGCCAGAGCGAGCATTGTTCACTATTGGGTCAGCGCCAAGCACAATAAGGTGCCTGTCGGTTTCAGAGGTTATGACCTGCAAACCAAGGGTTGGGACTAAATTTGCGCCTGTTACGCCTGAAAGCAAAACTGCTGGCTCTGAAGTCCCGCCATTCTCAAGCCATCTAAAGATTCCAGCTCCACGCGGGTTGATAATGAGGTTCTCGCCAAAGTTGTCATGCGTCCAAAGCCTAAGCTGGTTTACTGCGCTAATGGCTGATGCAGATCCGTACCCACCAGCGCCCCAAGTGCCAAGACCCCAGCCAGACCCTTGAACGTAGGTGTCTAGCCCAACATTTATCTGATACGAGCCGTCAACGCCTGATCCGCCATTGCCCGTGTCAGAAGAGTTGGCTGTGACAGTTGCGCCGTCTGTGTCTTTTGCGGTGATGGTGTAGGTGTTTGTGCCAGTCACCAGCAGTATTTGATATTCTTGATTTAAAACATCAGCCGTGATCAACCCACCAAGGCTAACCGCGCCTGAAAAAGTAACAAAGTCGTTGGTTACAGACCCGTTGCTTGAGTCCGTAACAGTGATGGTCGATGAACCGTCAGTAGCCGCAAAGGTGATGCTGTTGGTCGAGGTCTTTCGTATCGGCGTTACGTCGTAATACCTGTCGCCTTCCTCGATGTAGTATTTAACCGTGGTGCCTAAGCCAAGGTAGCGAGTTCCCGCCAAAGATATCCAGCTATGCAGTGCGCGGCACGACCCAAGAAATGATTGAGTTCCACGCTTGTACCATCCGCCCACTTTCTCTGGGCGACCCTTTCGGAATCGAATAAGGTTTCCGTCTACCCATCCGCCTTTGGCGGCTAAGTCGGTTTCTTCTTTATTGATTCCCGGCTGAAAATCTATCCTTGATAATGGCATTTGGCATTAGGCCAACCGAATGATTGCGCCAGTCGCTGTTGGGCTTGGAAAAACAACAGTGAAGTTGCCAGCAGTAGATGTCTTATCACCACCAAAGTCGATGATAGCAACCGCCTTGTCGCTGTTTGTGTCGTTATAGATCATGCAGCCTCTCGCAGTGACTGTTGCTGTTCCAAAAGTCAGGTCTGCAAAATCGCATACAGCAGTCGTGCCGCTAAGGACAGGCGTCACGTTGGTTAGTGCGCTGCCACCACTGGTGTAGTTTGTGCCGCTGGCTTGACCTGTTGTAGTGAAGGCCGTAGTAGCCGCGCCCAATGTTGCGCTAGACGTGTAAAGCGCAAGCTTAAAGCTGTTGCCGCTTGTCGCTGTAAAGTTGTGAGTGCCAACAAGCACTTCCTGCTTGAATGACGAACAAATTGCAGATGTGATAGCCATGTCAAAGCTCCTTTATGATGTTAGCCATGTCCTCATGGCCCTGAGCACTAAGCTTACCCCTAATTGTGACACGATCCGAGGTAATTGCATTACGAATTCCGCTCAATATTACGTCATAAATATACTTTCTGAAAGCCAACGCTTGCTGCCTGACGTGCGGCTCCGCGTTCTCTGACACAGATACAATCTTGTTTGTGATCTGCTCCGCCCAAAACTCAGGAGGGTGGCCTTCATTGTCAGTGGTAAAAACCATGACGTTGCCAAGCTCAATATTTCCTTGTTCACCCATGACTATCCCTTATACGGCTCTGGTGAGCGTGGCAGCTCAATGGTTTCTAGGTTGTGCTTCTTAACCATGCTGGCAAGCTCGGATCGATTGCACACAACCCACTCACCCTGCGGGTCTGGCATAGCAATCTTTGGGTTAGCCAGCCTGTGGAAACCATACAGCCTCTCTTCAAGATCGACGTTTTGATCCAGCAATGAAGACCTTGGGCTAACGCCTACCTTGACGCCTATAGAAATGAGCTTGCATATCCAAAACTCAAGACACGCTCTGCCAGCTTCCGCAAAGTGCAGGTTGTTTTTGTAGCTAAAGTCCATGCCAAACAGGTCTACCTGACCGACTTTGTTGTAGGCTGCAAAAGCCAGTGAGTAGGCAACAGTAGTATTTAAGTAGGCGCAGCGTTGGTCTTTGATGACCTCTTCTATAGGAAACACAGTCAGCGCAGGTACGCGCTCGTCTAGCTCGCAAGTATAGATCGGCTTGTCAAATGTAGGCAGAAGCTTACGCATAACGCCAGTCTGGTTACCTGCATCATCTGTATCCAAAAACCTACTGGCTGGGTCGAGCATAAACACTCGGTCACACTCAAAAACCGATAAGGCCGAGTTGATAACCCAGACCTCATCCCACTCTTCGCTGTTTTCTTTACCGATTACATAGTCGATCTGAGAGGCTCCCAGACCGATGATTGCTATTCTTTTGCCTTCAAGCTCTTTGATTGGTTCCAATTAGGTCACCCCTGTACGCAATAAGTCATATCTGAATTCATCGCGGGTGTTTCGGCCTTCACTCAGATTCTTCATCCGAGAGACAGCTTCCTTGAACCGCGCTTCAAAATTGGCAATTACGTCAGGGGTTTCTTTAAGGAAAATCGCACCCTCAATCAACGTGCCGTAAAGCAGCGCGTCAGGGTGATCAGTTGAAAGCACAGTGGTTCCACTGTCTGAGCCTACCGTCAGGGACGCAGGCTTGTGCAGATAGTGAAGCTCAACCGTGTAGTTTGAGTTGGGTACAGGCGACATCTCAAAGGCCGACTCATCAAACAAAGAGTAATACTTTGGCTGACCAGTGACTGTAGATGTAGGGCTGTACTCTTTCAAAAAAGACGGGTGCTTGAAATCAAGATAAATGTACTTGTTGTTACCATCAATTATGGCAAGCGAAAACGGTGCAAAAAAATCACTTGGCGTTGCCAGAAACCGATTGCCTGATGAGGCCGTGCCTTGCACGTTCTTACGCTGCTCAGGAAGCTGCACCATCTTGAAGATGCGGCTTTCCGACTCTTGAATGAACGTGTTGAGCTGGCTCGTAAACGTGGTTTCTGAAACCTGCAAATAATCTTGAACCGCTGTTTTCAGCGTTGCCAATGTAAAACTCATGACGTGGTTACCTCCACAGTGCCAACACTACACGTTAGTCCAAAAGTTTGCAAAGTTGTGCCTAAAATACCATTGCCAACATTGGTGTAAACGGTAAAAAAATTGTTGTCGTTGCCATCGGCAGCTTGGTCTGGCCTAGACACCTGCAAAGCCTGTGGATCTGCGGGTACAGGCTTGGGCATGAGCTGAGGATGCTTGGGCGACCACTGATCTGGGCCAACCAAAAAACCATCCCACGTCATCTTCATGTCTTTCAGGCGATAACGAAACCCTGTGATATCACAGATCCCGTATGCTCGATGGTTGGATGCAAAAGCCATTACGCTGAGTTGTAATTTCTAAGGTCTGGGGCTATGCGGAAAGACGCCCTGTCTTCATCTTGACTGAGTGCGCGTTGAAACTCTTCTTCGTACAAGCCCTTGAGCATAGCAACCTTTTCAGGCGCTCTTTTTAAAGCCAAATAGTACGCAAGCCCAGCAGCCAAACACGGGTAAAACCGAAATGGTATCTGCATGGTGTTTGCTCCAGCGTCGGCGTCATCCATGCGGCTTAGCACGTTGAGGTAAAGGCTGTATTTCGAGCTTTGATCTGGTGCAGGCCAAACCGTCACGGTAGGGCTAATCTGCTTGTCTACAAAGTATTGGTTGGGCTTGCCAGTAGTAGATTTTGTAGACAGATTTGCGTACTCGCTGCGAGACATGCGGTTTAACGGCACATCAGTGCTCACACCGCCAATAGTTTCTCTGATAAACACGTCGAGAACGTCAATGGTTGCTGTGGGATTTGTAGTGTCTATGGTGTACGAGGTTGTGTCTTTGACCATCGCAAGAACCTTTTGGTTCACAGTCCACTGGTTCAAACCACGGTTTGCCCACTCTGCAAGCATAAGATTCAGCGAGCGGTTGGCTGTCTTCAGGTCATAGCCCGTGCGAAGCTCCAAGCCACAACGCTCAAAAGCCTCTTCAATATAGTCAGCTACATCTAGCTCAAAATCTTTACTTCCGCTTACCGCCATCTTTTGTGCCTGCGTAGAGGTTGTCGAATACCTGATTCACGTCCAACGTGTAGTCTAAATCACTTTTCGAGTAGTGGATATGCTGACTGGGCTTAAAGTCTGGAGCGCCTTCGCCTGTCTCAAACCATGCTGGGTGGGTGACTCGCACACGATTGTTAGGTAAGGCAATGATGTTGCCAGTCCACGGCCCTGCGTCGAGAAGCTCCATCACATGGCTTTGCTTGTGCTGCGCGGGATCGTCCGCTATCTCATTCTCCGCGTAGTCCACGGTAAAGAGATATCGAGCAGGATAAAACTCTCCGTCAATCTTCGCCATCCACGGGCAAGGGGTGCAACGATCCAACACATAAACAGCATGATTAAGAGAAGAGCAATCCCAAGGCTGTGCAGCCCAGACTGGCATCGGCTCAGGCCATTCTTCAAATGGGGTGTCGCCCACGAGAGCAGTGATCGGCATTCTTGCCCACATCGCTCCACCATGCACGTTAAGTTCATCAGTGTCATAGGTTTCTGCCCCAGTAAAAATAACCTGAAAGCTCAGGCACCTTGTCGGCATCGTAGTTACAGCAATAACCATAGCGTGTAAAAACTCGCCATGATACTTCTCGTGATTTGCTGTGTACTCCCGCCTAACCCACGCCTTGAAGTGTGGGATATTGCTCTGCAAATACGACACTATCTACGACCAAATAAACCACTCTTTTTGTTTGAAGGCTTTCTCATGCCGCCCTTCGCTGCGCCTTTGGGGGCAATCTTCCCACCTTTAGCCATGCCTTTGGGTGCAACCTTGCCGCCTTTCTTGGCTGTACCGCCATTCTTCATACCGCCGGGCATCATCATCTTTTTTTTGCCGCCCATTGCGCCACCCTTCGTACCCATCTTGCTCTTCATTCTCACGATTTCGCCTCCATCTCTGGCAAATGTTTTGACGTTAGTCGGCTTGCCGCCCACGCCCTGCTTCTTGGATCGCTTACGACTAACTGCCGATGCGATTTCTTTTTTTGACATACCGCTTGCGGTTGATGCTGGTACGCACTTGGGGTAACCGCGCTTAGAATCCTTCGCGCTTTTACGTCCGCACTTCTCAAAGCCGCCGCCTTCCTTTGGAGCTGAGATATCAACCCAGTTTCCCTTTGGCCCTTTGCCAAACCATTGCTTGAGTCCTTTCTTTGGCTTAGCCACGAGGCACTCTAGTTTTCTTTTGCTTGCTAGGCATGATAGCTCCACAGCCTCGGCCCTGCACCATAACTGTTCCGCCCATGTTCATTTTTTTAGCCATACTCTTGGCAATTGCTGTGCCGCGCTTACGTTCATATCGGCTCAGCTTGCCATCGTTGTCGAGATCGCTTTTCTTTGGGTCAAGCGTCACTTCGCCGCCAGTAGCGCCCTTGTATTTGCCACCCATACGCTTGTACTCCTGAACCATCCAGCCATTAGCGTATGCGCTCGGATAAACGTCAAACTTAGCCTTGGCTTTTGATTTTGCCTTTTTGTACAGCGACGGGTTCGCTACATTCTTTGGTACTTCGCTGGTCATCGCATGAATCTCATATTTTCTGGTCGAAATGCGGCTGGGTTAAATATAGTCGGCTGCTTTGGCGACGCACCGCCTTGAATCGCTGGTGGGGGTGCTACAGCAACCGAAGGGGGTGTTGTTGCTGCAACCTGTGGCGGCGATGCTACAGCAACCTGTGGGGCTGCTGCTGGAGCCGCTGGGCGCGTACCGCCTCGACCTTGGTAATTATCCGCATAATCCATCTGATCTTGGACGCTGCCTGCTGGTATGTAACCCATTGCGTCTGCTTGCCCGTCAGATAAGTTCATAGCAGCGTAAGGATTGAACCCTGCGGCTTCGGATGACGATGGGCCGAAACTCGAATATATATCTCCCTCTGGCTCAACGACGATACCTTGCTGGCCCTCTGCGGAGCCAACGGTCACTGGCGCAGTTGTGGTTCCAGTTGTAGCGCCAGCACCTTGCTGACCCACCTGACCCATCACCTCTTCGGTGATCTGCTTACGCAGCGCATCAACATCTATTTCTGCTGGGATTTGCCCTTGCAAAGATGTTATCTGCTCTTGAAGGGGGTTGAGTGCAGATGAAATGTCAGTGCCGCGCTGTTCAGCAATTGATTGAGAAAGGCTTGAAAGGTCTTCTTGGCTCAAAGCGCCAGTCTGCAATGCGTCTATCATTGAAGCTAGGTCTGCTCTTTCGCTTGTAGCGGAGTCAACCGCCGACTGAAACTGAGCGGTTTGGTCGCTTAACCCAGACAATTGGGTCTGAATTGACTCAATTGGCAGGGAGCCGAGGTTTTCTGCCACGCCGCCAATTTGCTGTTCTAAAGCTGAAATAAGGTCTGCTGTTTCGCTTCTTATTGCCTCAGACTGTGCTGCGTTGCCCGAATCCACGTCGGTATACAGGGTTTCGAGCTGTTGGTTTAAGGAGGTAATTTCACTCTGAGTTGCGTCAGCAGAACTCTTTTGAGCCTCATTAAGCTGGGCATAGTTGCCTTCAATGACGCTGTTGATGTCTGTCAGGTCGCCCGACAAAGATCCAATTCTTGTTTTTAGGTCACCTATTAAAGAGCCTTGGCGATCACTCAGGTCACCAATAGCAGCGGTTTGAGCTTCTCTGACCAGCTTATCGCCTTCTTCAATTTGACGGGCTAATTCAGCTCTTTCATCTAAACCAGCCTGTCGCAGACCTAAAGTTTCTGCGTCAACGCCTCGGCGCAGCTCGTCAATGCGGCCTTCTAAAGCCGTAGTTAAATCAGATCGCTGAGACAACGCAGCGTCTTCAGATGACGCCAGCTCTTCTCTCAAAGCGTCTCTAAGCGCATCAATCTCGGTTTGCCTAGCCAAGCCAGCCGCTTCATTTGCAGCGGTTTGCTCAGCCATGATGTCTTCATATTGTTTTGCAAGAAGATCCTCTGTGGACGGCTGTGTAGCGTCCAAGGTTCTCATTGTTGGCCCAACTGGGTCAGCCCTTGTGCCACGGTCATAGACTGGGCGCTGCATCAGATAGCTGCTTAGATCAGCATAGGGAGACGCCGCACTGCCGTACTCGTCTTGCGCCCTGCTTAAATCACTTTCTGCCATTTACATCACCAGTTTTTACAAGAATGGTAGGCGGCTGAAAAGACATCTTTTTTCTTTTGAACCGCATCGCAGTTATGTCGAGCACGAAACGATTTGCG